TTGAATCCAGCTGGAAGATTTGATAAAGTACCTGCATCTATTAACTGCCTTAAAATTGAGGTGGCTGCTCTAGACAAACCACCGATTGTGTGTAAAAGACCAAAGCCATAAAATCCAAAACCTGGTAAAAACTTAAAATGTACGAAGTATTGTCTCTTACGTCTTAGTTGATCTTGTTCCCTATAGTTCCTAACCACCGACAAAACTTGACCAGAGTTTTCGTCAATCGTGACAATGTACGGCAACATAATGCCATTAGGATCTTCAAAGCCTTCCAAGTCGAGGTCAACATGGACTTCAAGAAGAGTATATACATCATCAGAATAATTTGGATGGAGTCCTTGCAACTCATCAGTAGTTCCTTGGATACTGCCTTCATCTTCTCCAGAATCTGTAGTAGATAACTCCACATCACGATATACTCCTGCTACTTGTAGTTTACGAATGTCATTATATGTCATTTTTACAACATGCGTAACCCTCTCGGCAGTCATTAAATCTGAAGCAGAATAAGGAACAACTAAATCTTCTGCAGGAACAAATTTTGAAACGGCTCTTTGTTTAGTTGGATCATAGTAAACTTTTTTAAAAGTAGAACCAGTTAATGGCAAATAAAACAACATTTGATCTGTGTCTGGATCATACTCTTCCATAACTTCCATGATTTGATAATTCATGAAATCTTTTATTCTTTGTGCTTGGTCTTCTGTTTGTTTGGTCGGTACGCCAAGAACTTGTGTTTTTACTGGACCACCAGCTGGTAACATTTCTTTATAGGCTTGTGATTGAAATTGTGTTGTAGCCTCGGACAATAATGGATGAGTCACGCCACTTGCACCAAGGAAAGGATCACTTCTATCCTCGTAGTTTATACCAAGTAAGTTAAGTCCCTTGGCTATGGCTTCTTCCCAATCAGATCTAGATTCTAAATCTTCTCTAACTTTTTGTTGTAGATCAGATGAAAGAGAACCTAATATACCTTCTTCCATAACTTCTGCAAGATTAGCGTTATGATCGTAAGCCTCTGCCATAACTTCAAGTTCTTGACCATCATCAAGTTCAATACCCTCTGGTAATTCTTCTGAATCATCTACATCTATCTGTAAACTATCTTCCTCTGGAGTTACGTCCCCTCCACCTGGACCCATTGCTGGTTCCACCATTGGTGCTATTTGTCTTGGTTCTTCTGCCATTATGTAATCCTTGTTGTTTTTTTCTTCTCTGGTAGCATAATGTCTGAGTAACGATTTGTCACGGTATATCCGCCGAACACTCTTTTTTTACCACCTTTGTTTAATTTACTTAAACCTAGTTCTTTTTCCATTATTTTTCTAATGGCGTTATCCATTCTTGTTTGTAGTTCATCTAGTTTGCTAAATTCTTTTGCGATACCTGCTTTTATATCAACATCAAATTTTTTATCTTTAGACATTAGAAAGTTCCTTTAAATGTACCACCACGGTTTCTCATTATAGCTCCACCAAGTTTTTTCTTTTTCTTGTACTTGCCTGGAAACGTATTAGCTATCAAATTGTCAATTTCTTTTATAGGATCATAACCTCCCAAAAAAGAGTCTTCTATTCTTGCTTTATATGCTTTTTTCTTTGATAACTTATCCGCATAATCTAAACCCTTTGGTTTTTTCTTGCCTGCCATTAGAATACTCCTTTAAATGTTCCACCACGATTTTTCATGACACCACCCATAGCTTTCTTTTTGCCACCTTTTAGTGAATCTTTCAACTGAAGTAAAAGGTCAATGTTCCCTGGACCGATTTTCTTGATTTCTTCTTTTGTGAGATATTTGTCTAGTTTGTGTTTTCCAGTGAATTGTTTAACTTTTTTTGACATTAGTAATATTCCCTTTTTGTTCGAGGGAACCAATCTTCGCCCTCATCTTCGCCTTGTAGTGATATAAAACCACCTTGTCTAAATCGCATGATTGCCATCGTCATACTATCACAATAGTCATCATGATCTCCGTTTGGAAAAGATGCTACTTCTTCAATAACATCTTCAGCAAACCTTTCTCCGTAAGGATACCACACTTTACCTCCTTCGAAAATAGGGGACACAATGTGCATCCTTGTCGTTTTATCCAAGTTACCCCCTTTACGTCTTCCGGGACTAAATGTCAAAACGGGTAGATTTTGTAATCTTAGTTCATCTGCCAAAGGTTGTCCACTTGCTTTTGCTTCAATAAGCATCATGTCTGGTTCCCAATATTCATTCTGCTCTATTGCTATTTCTTTTAACTCTGGAAAACTCCATCGACCTTTTGTTGCATCAAGTAAAATTAAATTTTGTTCACCGTTTTTCTTTGGCTCAAATACACCCCAAGTTGTAATAGCAGAATAGTCTGCCGTCTCTTTTTTACTGTAAGCCGTATCATAACTTTGAATAATATAATCCAACATGGGAACTTCCTCTTCTTCCCAAGGTCTCCACCACTCTCTTTTGATCATGGCAGTTTCTTCTGATGTAGGATTTTGTTGCCACTGAGCGTTCCATTTCATAGGTGACAATGACGCTTTGACTTTTAACAACTCGTCCTTGTTCCAAAATTCGGGCCACAAGATTTTATCATTCGGCAAGATTGCGGGAAACTCAATAATCTCCCACTGATCTGACATTGTATCTTTTGCCATTGCATCAACTAAACGACCAGTCAAATCTTTCTTTGACCATCTTGTCTGAACAATGATAATCGAACCACCAGGTTGTAATCTCTGTCTCGGTCCAGATGTGTACCACTCGTATGTATTATCATAAGCAACCGTGGACAGTGCATCTTGTTCCGAGTGCGGGTCATCAATGATTAAAAGATCCGCACCACGACCAGTCATTGCAGCACCCACCCCAGCTGCAAAATATTCCCCGCCAGCACTCGTTTCCCATCGTCCAGCTGCTTGGCTATCCTGTTTCAGATCCGTGTTTGGGAAAACATCGCCATAAATGGGATCGGCAATTAAATCACGAACCTTCCTACCAAATCTTACCGCAAGTTCCGTGTTCATGGTAGCTTGTATAATCTTTAACTTTGGATTACGGCCCAGGAACCACGAAGGCATGAGATAAGAAGCTAATTCAGATTTAGAATGTCTGGGTGGCATATTTATAATTAGACGTTTTAGTTTACCTTCGGCAATAGCCTCAAGTTTCTCTGCTATGATTTTGTGATGTCGCCCAACGATAAAATTCTCATATACATGAAGGGCGTAAGCCAAAAAGTTTTTTTGTGCTTTATCACGAGTGTCTAGTTTCTTTTTCTGTTGTTCAAGCAGAAACAGTTCCTGTAACACCTCTTTAGGCAAAGTGTCTAAGTTCATATCCAAACAATAATATATCTGAATGAATTTATCAATCAAGCATATAGATAGGTATATAGTAACACCACACCGTATTTCTACCCCTCCCCCCTATTTGGTTTTAGATATTCATATGAGTTTGTGTATAGTAACCCCTTTCTTTTTTTTAAAACATTCAAAATTCGCAAAGCAAAATTATTTGCCATTCTTTTTCAAAGATGAATTATCGAATTGAAATTCGAATTCATCTAATGAAAAAGAATGTTTATTTTTTGCGAATTTTGAATGTTTTAGGGTGTCGGTTTTTTGACAAAACCGAGTTGGTGTGCCGTCAAATAATTGACAATGTCAAAAGTTTGACGCTTTTTGTCAAATAATTGACAGAATAAATGTCAAATTATTGACGTCCAGGATGATACTTTTTCCTTGTTTATCCCATAAATTAGTATAATCTATTAAGTATAGGGTAATTAACCAACATAGGATTTAAAATTAAATCCGACCCTATGGAAAGGAAAGGTTCTTATGTCAGATATCGAACAAGCTATTCGTGATCTAATCGGACAAGAACTCAAGGACGGCATTATCGAAGATGCAGTTTCTGAAAGTTCTTCTGTTACTGATCTCGAATATAAAGTTGAAGATCTCGAATATAAAGTTCAGAACTTCGAAGACTTCAACGAAGACGATATGATTGACTCGGTGGTGAGAGAAGTATTTTCTCAACTTTCACAAAAGTTTATCACCGACTCTCAAGTCATTGTCGCTAAGTCTCACTTAGATGACTTAGCTTCTAAGATAAAAGCTCTAGAAGCTAAGTTGTCTGAAACAGACACCAACCAAAATCCTACTGAATAGTAGGTGTTGGGGACAAAATTAATTGTCCCCTTCCTTTTAACCAAAAGGAGAAATAAATGACAGAAGAAGATAATATTTCAATATTATTAGATATCACTAAAACTTTAAGAGAGGGAGTTAAGGATAATCATAACTTCTCTATGACGATTAGTGATACGATTAAAGAAGTAGTGTCATTCGTTACTAAGTTAGAGCAGAGAGTTCAACTCGTTGAGAAAAATAGAATTCTTAATGGGGATTTTATCGAACTAGCTAAGTTAGTTAGTGAATTAAATCTGCGACTTAGGAAACTTGAGAATGATAAATAAGTTTCTCATCACCGAGAAAAAAAGAGGGGAACAATTCGTTGTTCCTCTTTTTTTATTTTATTTGTCCCCTTTTGGTTTTAAAAGTGCAAAGATTCGCAGAGAGTACTTCATTTATGTTTATCATAGCGAATCTTTGCACTTTTCCATGTCGCCTTGTATCGACTGCAGCGACATGGCACCTGGACTAAATAAAAGTGGACATTATCCCACAAAACCCTATAATTATTACAAAGGAGAAATAATATGAACTTAAAATTAAAGGGTACGATTACCCTAAATAATGATCAAGTGTGTATCATGCTTGATCATAAAGATCAGATCGTTGACAAGTTGTCTTGTCAATGTGATGACCATCAACCTTGTTTCCCTCATTCGAGGGAAGTTTGCGAGAGTTGTTATGGTGGTGTCGAGGCTTTCGAGGATGAACTCAAAAGGCAAGAGCAAGACGAAAGAGATCGTGGAGATTGGCGCCACGATGAGCGAGATGGTTATCTTGATGATGGTCAAATGTATTACAACCACCACGAAGCCAATGACTCTTGGTACGATTAACCACGAGACCCCAACCAAATTGGTTGGGGTTTTTATATATATTTTTTATTTTTTAAGTGTGCAAAGAATCGCAGAGAGTTCTTTCAAATATGTTTTTGAAATGCGATTCTTTGCACACTTCCCTAACTCTTTTTTTAGTGGACAGAGTCCCATAAATGCCTATAATTAAATAATAAACAAAGGAGAAATAAATGGCTATTACAAAAACTATATCATTATCAACATTCAGAGATTATTTTTTTGGATCAGATCAGTATAAAAATAATTTTACTTCTGAGGGTTTAGAAGTCTTATATAATTATATTTGGGATTATTCCGAGGAAGTCGGCAAGGATATTGAAATGGATTATATAGGCTTTGCTTGTGAATTTTCAGAGTACGAAGATTTTAAGCATTTTCAAGAAGATTATAAACATATTGGAAATATGGAAGATCTAGAATATCAGACGACAGTTTTAAGAATTCCAAATAGTCTTGGATTTATAATAGCGAACTTTTAGTTCGCTATTTTTTTTATTCAAGTATGTTTTTTCTTCTCTCAAGTGTGCAAAGATTCGCAGAGAGTATTTCAAAAAGATTTTTCAAGGCGAATCTTTGCACACTTCACCCTCGCAAATTAAGTGATTCGCAAAATCTAAACACTCTTTTAATGAACCATGGATCAAAAAACCATGTTCAATTTCTTTCGACACAATAAGGGTGCAGAGTCCATTTTTAGCAAGGTATTTGCACAATTTACCACCATCAAATAAAAATAGGTTAGAGGACAAAGAGTCATGAACCAAGAAAAAAGAAACGTAATTGTTAGCAGATATCCTTAAATGTGTTGATATTTGGGATTTTTCCACGTTTATTCTATTTCCTTTTTTGGTTGTTTTTAACTCGATAAATAAAGGGTTTTTCTCAGTTATAAGGATCAGATCGACAAAACCACTATTAAATTTATTCTCAATTTTTTGGATAAAACAACCCTTTGGAAGTTGTTTTTTTATGTTTAAAAAAAAGTTTTTTTCTCTCATCTTTTTACTTTACATATATGGGATAATATGAGATAACAATAGTATGGTTTATAATTAAATTTACCATAGCATTTTTAAAAGGGGAATTATATGAAAATGTATAAAACAAATATTGTTAATGAGAATAACCAACTTTTAGTTATTCACCATAATACAGTTATCATAAGGCATGATTTAAAAGATAATATTATCTATTTAAATAATGGTGGTTGGTATTCAAAAACAACTAAAGAGAGAATTCATAGTTATATAAAAGACTTTGGATATAAACTTTATCAAAAAAACTACCAATGGTTTATTGAATATCCACATGGTGAAAAAATTGATTATTTTAATCACATGAGTTTAGAACCAATTTCAGATAAACTTAAAACAATATTAGAGGATATGAGGGCATAATGGAAAATTTAAGTTACCAAGATAAAATTTTTCTTAATGGTATCTATTTTTTAGAGGATATTAAAGAGGAAATAAATGAAACTGAGCAATTTGTTAAAAATAAATATGGGAGTGAAAATGCTACCAACTAAAAAACTATTTTATATATGTGACGATAATCACGAAACACTCTTTGTTGATAAAATTTGGAGAAGTGACGATCAATTAATTAACAAAGTGAAAAAATTAAAAGTGGGTGATATTTACCCACTTTCAAAAACAACTTATTTATTGAGGGCAAAATAAAAATGACTAAATTATTTCATACAAATATAATCAACTTTGTTTACGATAGTTCGCATGGTTGGGGTTTAATTCATGTAGATACTTTAAAAAAATATAATCTTTTAGATAAGATTAGTGAGTATTCTTATTATGATAGTGATAATAAAATAATTGCTTGCGAAGAAGATTGTGATTTTCCAAAAGTATTAAAGGCATTAGATCGAAGTGATATTAAATATAATATTAATGAAGTTGATGTTCAAAACTTACATGGTGAAAATAGCAACCCAAGAGATTGGAATAGATATAATGTAGATTATATGGTTGCCAAGCATGGGTAAATTTCAAAACAATTTATTAATAGAAGTTGAGGAAGTATTAAGTTACTTCCTTAACGAAAAAGGTATGACAAATAAACAAGCATTAAAAGAAATAGAAAAATCGCATGGATCATTTTGGAGAGAAGTCGCAAAAGATATTTTAGATGACTTTGATCGCAAAGATGATTGGCACAATTTTCACAAAACGAATAGGAGTATTCACAATGCAGATTAAATTAGAAATACTTAATGAAATATTTGATGATATTGAGGAAACTAATTGTAGTCTTAGAGAATTAACTGATGACGAGTTAATAGATTGCAGAAAAACTTTAGAGCAAAGATTACAAAGAGTTTTAAAAACAATTATAAATCATACAGAAAATAGGAGTATTCACAATGCAGATTAAATTAGAAACTACAGAAGTTAAGATCGAAAAGATCGCATACCATAGAAATGGAGTAAGTGGCGAACCATTTTTTGTAATTAACTTTACTTGTATTCAAGTTGGAGAAATGGTTGGAATTGTTTTTCCAAAATACAATGAAGAGCATGATAAGTATTTTTTAGATATGAACCCAAGGGTTGCAGTATTTGAAAGAGAAAAACTTGGAGATGGAATTATAGAGTTTGGAGAAAATTCATATAGAGGGGATCATTATAGTTATTATTTATTAGATGCAATTAATCAACATCTTAAAAATTCTAATTTAAAATATGTTGAGGGGATTAAATAATGAATAGAAAATGGACATACGAAGAATGTAAAGAATTCGCTAGGTCGAATGGAGTAGATTTAGATCGTGAGATCGCAATCGAAAATCTACTCAAGGGTAGACTTGATACATTTATGGAAGAGTTAAGTACAGATGATGTGCAAGTCGTTTTTAACTTAATGGATAAAGTTTTAGAAAAAGGAGAAAAACTATGAACTTAACCAAAGATTTATTAAAAAGAATAAGAACTAAAATTCAAGAAGAATTGAGTAAGGTTGGAGAAGAACTAAACATTACTCTTACTTTAGGGAATTGTAGTTATTCAAGTAATAGAGCAAAGTTTCAACTTGAGTTACTTACTGAGGGTGGAAAATCTAAAGAGCAAGAGGATTTAGAAAACATGGCACAATATCTTAATCTTGATTTAGAAAAAATTGTGGAAGAGGGTAAAGACAACTACAAATTGTGGGGGTACAAATCTAGAGCAAGAAAAAATCCTTTCATTATTGAAAGTGTGAATAATCAAAAAAGATATGTAATTAGTGAGAGTCATGCAGTAAGACTTTTTCAAAAAGAAAAGCCAAGAGTTGGAGAACTTACTCTAGTACAATAGTCAAAGTTAGGCATGAGTAATCGTGCCTAATCTTGAACATTGTCAATATGAAAGGGGAAATTATGGACAAAAATAAAATACCAACTCACGTTATTAAAAAGGTGAGAAAGCTCGTAGACGATTTGTTTTGGGAATATGATCGATTGTCATCAAGTGGAAAAGCACAACTAGATGAGATCGCAACACACTTAAACTTACCAACACAAGCAGAAATACAAGAGATCATTGAGGAAAAAGGCGCATATAATTATTTAAAAGGATTGCATGACGATCATAAAGAATGGGAGAAAGAAACTTATGAAAAGTGATTACAGAAAAACTTACGAAAAAGCACAAATGGAATGGGAACACAAATACTATTCTCAACTAAAAGGATACACTATCGATAGTTTTGAATTCGAAGTTGATGATGTAGATGAGGGTTACGATAGTAGATTTCCAACATTTACCTTAACAAAAAAAGGTTGGGAAACTTTAAAGGTGCAAGTTTCCCAAGATGAAGAGGGTAATGGAAGTGGCTTTTTATTTATATCAAATAAGAAGGTGAAGTCATGAGTGGCTTTAGTGATATAATAAATTGTCCTAATTGTGATGAGGAAATGTTTATAAGTGAAGAGAGTAGACCTTTTCATGCAGTAAATGGAGATTGTCCTCATTGTGGATTTTATTATCATACTCAAGCAGAGCAGATGAGTTTGTTTGAACTTAATGATTTGAGAGAAGATCATGATCTCAAGCCATTAAAACAAAGACCTATTATTGAGGGTTGGTTAAGTCATTATCTCAGACCAACCTTTTCAGAAAACAATTTGTTTAGAAATGCAGAGTTGACTAACAAAGATACTCTTTGGTTCGAACACAAAACTTATAGCATTCGTATCGAACAATCAAAAGAGAATGACGATAATCTTCATATCTATGTTTACGATACAGACAACATGGAACAAGGTGGAGATTGGATAGATAGATTAATCATTGAAAAAGGGAGAATATAATGACAATCAAAAAAGCATATAAAGATGACCATGACAAATTCATGGAGAACAATATAGATATTAATCAGTACATACAATTTGATGAAAAAGTTTGTGACATGATAATATATTTTAACAAAAACGCATTTCTTGAAGATGCCTTGGAGTATTTACAAAAGGATAATCAAGACTATCAAATAATAGTGGTGGATTAAAATGAACTTAATTGAATTAGAAAGAAAAATTGCAGAACACAAAGTTATAGACAAATTTCAAGATGGTTTAGTAGATGGATTGATATATGGCAGAAGAGATGAAAATCAATCTCATCACTATTACAATCGAGGTTATGACTTTGGTTTAACTTTGTATGGTAAATTAAATAAATATTTAGAAGATAATAATATAAGGGTGAGCAGAGATGAAACACTTAAATAAAACTCATGTTGATTTATGTAGTGGTATTGGTGGATTTGCACTTGGTCTTGATGAGGGTGCAAAACTATCTAAACCCATGTTGTTTTGTGATACTGAAGAGTATTGCCAAAAGGTTCTATCAAAGAACTTTCCAAACGTACCAATTTATAATGATGTAAAGGAGATTGCAGATGACCCAAAAAGATTTATTCCAAGAAAAGTCGATATCCTCACAAGTGGATATCCTTGCCAACCATTTTCGGTTAGTGGCAAAAGGAAAGGTGAAGAAGACGAAAGGCACATTTTTCCGTTCATTCACAGAATTGTTGAACAAACAAGACCCACTTTTGTCATTTACGAAAACGTTTATGGACACCTCTCATTGGGACTTGACGAGGTTCTCTTTGCAATGGAAAGCATCAACTACCAAACGAGGACATTTGTATTTCCGTCTTCATCAATCGGTGCTTGGCACAAACGAGACAGATTGTGGATCGTCTGTAGAGACCTCTCTGTATGCGACACCAAACACAATGGATCATCTTCCACCACGAAGTCCACAAGCAACGAAGAAAATGCAAGAGGGACACAGAAAGGGACGAAAGAGACCAAGCAACTTGAGGGAACAAGTAGACCCATTGACAATGAGTATGTATCCAACTCCAACGACAAAGGGGTTCGGTCATGCGTCAGAGGGTCAAACAATGATCTTCAGAAAGAAAGTGGAGAATGGCGAGATGACAGAGGAACATGCACAAGCCATGATGG